CATGAGTGCGCAGCAGTCAACAGCGGTGGAGCAGCGACGGAAGGCCGGCGGCCGCCCGTTCAAGCCCGGCCAGAGCGGCAACCCGCTCGGCCGGCGCAAAGGCACCCCGAATGTCGTCACCAAAACGATCAAGGAGGCCATAGAGCTGTCGTGCCAGCCAGGGCAGTGTCACCCACAGGGGTTGGCCGGATGGCTCGTAGAACGCGCCACAGGCGGCGTACAGGACCGCCAGATCTACGCCGCCCTGGTCGCCAAGGTCATCCCGGCGCAGCTCCAGGCGCAGGTCGATGGCAACATCGTAGTGCAGCTACCCTGGCTGACGGCACGCAACATAGGGTCGCGCGGCACATTCACGGCACAAAACGAAGCCGTCGATGCGCAAGTCATTGATATTACGCAGGAAAAGGATGGCAACCTTCGGGTTTCAAACCCGAGACCGGCTCTCGAGGCGCCGCGGGGCGACCGCCAGGCGAGCAGCGACCGCCTGGTAGACGTTGCCGACCCCCCACCCCCCGTCGGGCGGCAGGGGGGAGGGGGGTGAGAAAGGTGGTCCCTACCCCTCTCTCTCGCACCCCAAAAAAGGGGTGTTGATAAAAAGTGGACATCAACAGTTACCAGCCACGCGACGTCTTCACGCCGCTGCACAACCGCACCGCGCGCTGGAGCGTCGTCGTCGCGCACCGCCGCGCGGGCAAGACGGTCGCCATGTGCGCCGACCTCGTCCTGGGCGCGCTCGAGTGCCCGCACGACAAGCCGCAGGTCGCGTACCTGGCACCCTTTCGCGACCAGGCAAAGAAGGTCGCCTGGAGCTATCTCAAAGATTTAACCAAGCCGCTCTGGGTCAAGCCGCCTAACGAGAGCGAGCTCAAGATCACGATTCGTAACGCGAAGCCTGGCGATTACTCGACGATCTATGTCGGCGGCGCGGATAACCCCGACGCGTACCGCGGCCTGTACTTTGACGGCGTCGTGCTCGATGAGGTGGGCCAGATGCGCCCGAGCGTGTGGTACTCGGTGCTAAGACCTGCGCTCTCGGACCGCCAGGGCTGGGCCATTTTTGCGGGCACGCCCGCCGGCAAAAACTTCTTTTGGCAGATGCGCGAAGAGGCGCGTTTGAATCCAGGCACGCACTTGCTCATGGAGTTGCCTGCGAGCAAGACCGGCATTTTGCATCCCGACGAGCTGCGCGACGCGCGGGCGCAGATGACCGAAGAGTCGTATCTCACAGAATACGAAATCAGTTTCGACGCGGCCGTACCGGGCGCGTATTACGCCAAACTAATCGGAGAGGCTTATGACGAAGGTAGGGTGGGTGATCACGCCCGTGATCCAGAAGGTGCGGTCGATTTGGTCGCGGATCTGGGTTACACGGACAGTTGCAGTTGGTGGGGTTGGCAAACCACTCGAGATGGGCACCGCATCGTCGACTTCTACGAAGCCGACGGCCAGCCGATCGGGCACTACATCGACTGGATCAAAAGCCGGCCGTACAAAGTCGGGCAAGTCTTCCTCCCGCACGACGCTAAAGCGAAAAGTCTCCAAACGGGCAAAAGCATCATCGAGCAATTCCTGATCGCAGGCATTACCCCGCGCCTGGTGCCGGAGTTATCCCTGCAGGATGGCATCGAGGCGGTGAGAGTCACGCTGCCCAAATGCTGGTTTGATGAGAAAGCTGTGTACGAAGGGCTCGAGCACTTGCGCGCGTACATGCGCGAGTGGGACGAGCGCACGCAGACGTACCGGAATCGGCCAAAGCACGACCAGCACTCGCACGCCGCAGACGCGTTTCGGTACCTGGCGCTGTCCGCGAAACCGATTTCTTCCCAAAAGTCAAGTGCTGGTGCTACTATCGCACCGCGTAGTGGTCAGACCTACACGTTCGCCCTGGATGACGTGTGGGACTGTGTCCCCAACACAACCGGCAGGCTAGGTTAAATGGAACAGAGCGAGCGCATCGAGTCGAGTAGGGACTTTGCGGACAATCCGCAAGGCTTAGCACAACGCTGGAGCGCCGAGCTCGAGGCGTCGAAGAAGGAGCTGCAGAAGTTCCACGACGACGCGGACAAGATCACGCGCCGGTTTTTAGACAAGCGCGACGAGTGGGCGAAGGAAGAGTCGCGCGTTAATTTGTTTTGGTCGACGACCAAGGTTTTGTTGAGTTTGCTTTACGCTCGGCCGCCACGCGCGTCTGTGGCGCGTAGTTTTCTCGACGCGGATGACGACCAGGCGCGCGTGGCCGGGCAAATTATCCAGCGGCTACTAAACCGCTCGTTTGACGACAACGTCTCGCACTGGGATAACGCTGTGCGCCAGGGCATCGAGGATTGGCTCGTTGTCGGCATGGGACAGATCTGGCTGCGTTACGAAGTGGAGACCGCGCTCGAGGTAATACCTGCTGAGCTCGACCCGCTCACGGGCGATGAGCTCGTGCCGGAGCAGACGTACGAGCGCATTGTCAACGAAGACGCGCCGGTCGATTACATCTACTGGAAGGATTTCTTTTGGTCGCCCGCCCGCACTTGGAACGAAGTGCGCTGGGTCGCACGGCGCGTGTACATGACCAAAGATCAGCTCACCAAGCGCTTTGGCGAAGAGATCGCGAAAGTGGTGCCGCTCACGACGGCGCAGAAGAGCTCGCAAAATGACCAGGCACCAAAGTTTGACCCCTGGGCGAAGGCCGAGGTGTTTGAGATTTGGGAGAAAGAAACCAAGCGCGTGTATTGGATGGCGAAGGGCTCCGAGGTCATTCTCGACGTCAAAGACGACCCTCTCGGCCTGGATGAATTTTTCCCTTGCCCGAAACCGCTCGCGGCCAATGTCACCTCGAGTAACTTCATGCCGCGCGCGGACTATATCTTTGCGCAAGATCAGTTCAATGAATTAGACGAGATCAATACGCGCATTACCTGGTTGACGCGGGCTGCCAAAGTGGCAGGCGTTTATGACAAGGCAGCAGGCGATTCGGTCGGGCGCATGTTTAGCCAGGCCGCAGAGAACCAGCTTATTCCCGTTGATAACTGGGCCATGTTTGCGGAGTCGGGTGGCGTCAAGGGCAAGGTCGACTTTGCGCCGATCGAGCAGGTCGTTAATTGCATCGAGCGCCTGCGTCAGTATCGCCAGGACAAGACCGTGCAGATCTACGAAGTGCTTGGCATTTCTGACGTGATGCGAGGATCGACACGCGCATCGGAAACCGCAACGGCCCAGCAGATCAAAGCCCAGTTTGGATCGACGCGTATTCAGCTCATGCAGTTTTACATTGCCGAGTGGATCACGCAGGCGCTACGCATCAAAGCCGAAATCATTAGCAAGCACTTTCAGCCTGACACGATTGCGACGCGTTCAAACATTATGCGCACGCCGGATGCGCAGTACGCGCAGGTGGCGATTCAGTTGATCAAAGATGAGCAGCTCGCCGAGTACCGCATTTCGGTGGAAGCCGACTCAATGGCCGCGATGGACTGGGCGGCAGAGCGCGATGCCGCAGTGCAGTTTATGCAAGGCCTAGGCGCGTTTATTTCCCAGGTCGCGCCAATGGCACAGCAAGTGCCAGGCGCTGCGCCGTATCTCTTGCGCTTATTGCAGTGGAGCGTGTCCAAGTTCCGCGTTTCGGGCGAGATCGAGAGCATTCTCGATCAGGCCATTGGCACCATGCAGCAGCAGGGCGTGCAGCCTCCGCAGCCCTCACCGCTACAACAAGCGGAAGTGGCCGAGAAGGTGGCAGGCGCCGAAGAGCGCAAAGCCAAGGCGCTTAACACTCGCGCGGAAGCCGAGCAGAAAGTGCTGCAGTTAAACGCGATGCGGCAAAGTATGTCGCAGCCTGTGATGCAGCCCAACCCGCAGTTGCCGCCGATCCTTCCGCCGGCAGGGTGATGAATGCTGTACACGCACGCTGGCGCGCTTCCGCGGCATCACTACGTTTGGATCGAGCCCAACGCGATTGGCACGCACGATTGGTTGCGCGCGGTTTGGTTCGGAGTGACGAGCTATCCGAGTCGCGCATTTGGCTGTCACGTTCTGCTCGAGTGCGGGGCGGTCTACCGCAACGTGCCGCTGCACCAGTTGGCATCGGAGAAAACCGACACGCCCTGGGAGCCCTGGCAAGCGGCGACCTGGGACGCGTACGGCTGGCAATTCTCCACCATTGAGTATCCGTTTTTGTCGGGCATGAACGCGCGCGTACGTATTCAGGACAAAAGTGAACACGAGGGCATGTACCTCTTCACGATTGTCCCGACTGCGGATGCGTTTACGGCTGAGCCTGAGCAGGGCAAAGAATTCTATGTGCTGCAGCTCGAGAGCGGTCGCTACACCGCTCAGCCGACGAATCACGTTTTGATCCAGGACAAGTCTTTCTGTGGAAATGTTGAGTGGCCAAAATTTTTAAAGCGCCAAACAGAGTGGCATAGCGCGGAGGATATCCCGAATGGATAGGCAAGCGATAATTGATGAGCTACGGCGACGCGGACAAAAGTTTGTGTCCCTAGATACGCCGCAGGATATGTCGCTTGGCGAAACCATTGCAGACCTCGCGTTAGGGTTTGTGCCCGTGGTTGGTACGGCGCAAGCCGGCCGCGACTACGAGCGCGCGCGTCGCGATAACGATACGCTTGGCATGGTGCTATCCGCCGCGGCAGGAATTCCTGTCGTAGGCGGTGTCGCCAAGGCGGCTAATAAAGCCAGAAAAGCAAAAAAGGCGGTCGGAACGGTATTTGATTCAGTTACCGATTACGACGAAGCAATGAAAATGGCGCTTCGCGGCGATCATCTAAAACGC